GTACCGTGACTTCTATAAGCCGTGGAGAGAAGGAAAGCTGGAAGAACCGTATGCTTTCATTCAGGCATTGGTTCAGGATAACCCTTGGGCTACAGAGGACTATATCGAGAGCCTTCGTAATACGAAGGATAGGGTGACGAAGGAACGTCTGTATTTCGGGAACTGGGAGTATGACAATGACCCGACAGCCCTTTGTGATTACGATGCTATCTGTGACCTGTTCACGAATGAGTTTGTCAAGCCTGCCGGGGATTCTTCGGGTTCTGCTGACCTTGCCATGAAGGGGCGTGACCGTTTCATAGCCGGACACTGGAAAGGGAATGTCTGCTATATCAAGCTGGATCAGGAATACAGTACTGGGAAGTCCATCGAGACAGACCTGAAGCGTATGATGATAGAGTGTTCCATTCCACGCAGCCGGATGATAGCGGACTCTGACGGATTGGGAAGCTATCTTGAAAGCTATCTGAACGGAATCAGAGAGTTCCATGGAGGAACACGTCCCATCAATCCTGAGTATGACAACCTGAAATCGGAATGTGCCTTCAAGCTGGCGGAGATGATAAACAACCGCCTTCTCCGTATAGTATGTACGGAAGCACAGAAGGAACGAATCATTGAAGAGCTTGGGGTGTTGAAGCAGGACCACATAGATGCGGATACGAGAAAGAAGGGAATTATCAGCAAGGAAAAGATGAAGGAGATACTTGGCCGCTCTCCTGACTATCTTGACATGCTGATTATGGCGATGTTTTTCAGGATAAAACCAGTGTTAAGGCGGCCGAAAGCAAAACTTGGGAATATATGACGGTAAAGGAGTTGTTGGTAGTTGGTAATCTGTCACACGGTATTGAAGGAGAGCTTGAGAAGCTCCGTAAACCGTGGAAAGTGGGAAAGGTCAGGACACCTGATACCTTGAATGACATGAATATGGGTGAGCTTATGCAGTTGCAGTCAATCAGTACGGAGAAGGAAACGATAATGGTTCCTTGTCGTGTGCTTCTGGGAATGTCGGAGCGTGAGGTGATGAGGACTGATGCATCTGAGGTTATCGGCTTTTGCTTCTGGGTGGCCAGGGAAGTGAAGCGGATAAACAAGCTGTTTGCTTCCACGTCCGTTCCTCCTACACCGGAGGAGAAGCAGGCTGGGGCAGAAGCATTGAATTTCGGGCCGTTCGGACTGCTCGACTATTATGCACTGAGAATGGGAATAACGGACCATGAGGCGGTAGAATATGTTCCGTGGGTACGTGTGTATAAATGCCTGGATATGGATGCCAGGAAGATGAGGTATGAACGCAGGTTACGTAAAATCTTGGAGGGAAAGAAGAAATGACAGTAGAAGAGAAGGTTAGGAAAATAGTCGAACAGATGGGAGTTACCTATCTGTTTGAGAACTGGCAGGCTGCCAATGTAAGGCTTGACAAGATGCAGCTTCCTGCCGTGATGTATGTGCTTCCGGCTTCCGGAAACCTGAATGTGGGGCTTATGCAGATGAAGGATTACCCGAACTGCATGATAGCCTTTATGGATAAGACAAAGCATGATTTCTCCGGTGAAGAAAATGACGTGGTGATAGAACGATGCAAGTCTTTGGCCAGGGAGTTTATACTGAACGTGAACAGAAGCGGAATGTTTGAGCCTGTACAGGGTGACATTCAGTATTCGGTGTTCTATGATAAGCTGGACGTGAATGTGACGGGGATTGTCATCCAGATTCCTTTGAAGGAAATAAGAGGAATCGTGATATGCCCTACAAAAACAGTGAAGGAGATAGTGTATGGAACTTCTGCTGAGGGATAAGGTGATGGAGCTTGTGTCTTCAGAACTTGAAGCATTGAAACAGAAGGTAATCGAAAACCAGAAGAACTCCGGTCAGGTTGCTTCCGGCAGAACGATAGCCAGCATGAAGGTAGAGGTTACGGAGGATGGCGGTGTTCTGTGGGGACGTAGCCCGTTCGGGACGCTGGAGACCGGACGAAAACCGGGTAAGGTGCCGGCAGGATTCTGGAAGATAATCCGGCAATGGATGGATGACAAGGGCATCCAGGCACAGAAGCCTGATTCCTTTGCTTACCTTGTGGCGAGAAAGATAGCCAATGAAGGAACACAGCTCTTCCGGAATGGCGGTAGGGATGATATTTATTCTCCTGAAGTGAAGGATACGGTAGAAAGGGTATCGCAGGGTATCGGTATTCTGTTCGGGAGTGAAGTGGAACATATAAATCTTAATTTCAATGAGAACGGGAACTATTAACGGATGCAGCATCAAATATCCGGATGAAGTGGTATTCTGCTTTAATCCGAATATGATTACAGTGAATACTTCCAGTGATGTCACTTTTGTAATATCTTCCGATAGCGGAGGTTCCGGAGGTGTATTCGATACTACATTTGACAGGACGTTTACGATTGTGAAGAGACCGTATTTTTCGGATAATCGTGATGAATACGCTAATTATGTAGAACTTGACATATCCGCATATCTTCAGGCATGTTTCGATATTAACAGAAGTGGAGGGATGGTTGAGTCAAAAGTGGTTCATGTTAAAGTGACCATATCAGGAGTTTCTATGTCTTTTGATGTGACGGCTATATGGGGAGCTATGAATATCGGTGAGCAGTTTGATACTCCACGTACCGTAGTACATTTTACGAAGTATCCATTTACGGTAACGATATTTGACCAGATGATTAAGCATGTGAGTCCTTCTGACGTACCGGAATATGTAAAAGTCGTGGAAGATGATTCTGAAGATGGTATTTATTTGCGCTGGATAGACCGTCATGGATTTTATCAGTATTGGCTTTTCCAGGAAGGGTCAAACGAAAATAAATCTGAGGAATATGGTGAGCGTCTTATGGAAAACTTTTATGGGAGCAAGTATGGGTATTACGGCGTATCCAGAATTCAGGGAAAGACTACCGAGGGAACCAAAAAGGCATGTGCGTCACTGGTTTCTAAGGAGGTGTTCAACATGCTGCTTTCGATACATTCTTCTCCTCTTGTCGATATGTATGTGGATGAGACCTGGGTTCCGGTTGGTATAAAAGCTGATACGGCTGTTGATTCAGGTGAGCACCTGCAGGATTTTGAGATAACGGTCATATTGCCAACTATAATTTCGCAGAGCTTATGAGAGATGAATTATATATTGACGGGACGAAAGTGGATATGGGGGAGTCCGGTGTTTCTCTTGAATACCGTAGCAATATCCTGACTGATATTAGCAAGATTGTAAGTAATTTCAGCTATACGATTAAGCTGCCGAAGACAAAAAATAATCTTCGGCTGATAGAATGTGCTCATATACCCAGTGCAGTGAGCAGCTTCCCATATCTTCCTCATGTAGGTACTTTATTGCGTGACGGTGTGCAGATCGTTGATGGAGCCAATGTGGTATTGATGTCAGTAAGTGACACTATAGAGATTGCTCTTTCATGGGGAAACGCTAATGGCTTTTCAAAAATTATTGAGTTTGAAGGAAACATAGATGATTTGGATTATGGGTTAGATGATTATATTTTTTGGAGGTATGATATATCTCCAGATGAAGATGCACCTATTATGAACTATGGCTTCAGAAGCACAGAGAAACATGTGTCTTACCATCCGGTTGTATCCGCTAAATGGCTTTTGGATAGGATACAGAGTCAGTTTGGTGTGAAATTCTTGTTCCCCTCTGATAAGCAGGATATTCTTCAAAGTCTGAAAATTCCACTACTGAAAAAAGAGGATGCACAGAAGCATGTGGATGCAAATCGTGTTACATTGACTTTGAATGGGCTGAAAAAAACTGATGGAGCTTTTCGGTTTTATCAATTGTTGTTTTACGGTCTTGTACAATCCTATTATATTGAATATTATAAGGATGGTATTTTTACATCAGCTTTTAAGCCAAAGTTTAACGACTTGCAGCTGAACTATTCGATAGATTGCAAATTAGTTTATGTTGGAGGTGCATACAAGAATGGAGGATACTTGGATATAGTAGATGCTGACACCGGAGAGATAATAGACCAGGTAAATGCGTGTGAAGTTATTGATAGAGGGAATGATAATTATGAGTGTCATTTCAAGAAGGATTTGTCGTTGGAGCCGTATAATAAGACAATTTACATAAGTACAACAGTTTCTAAAACTGGTGATGATAGCGTTAATCTGGTTTCTGGAAGTATAACTCTTGAAGCAAAAGTATCTGAGGTAGGGGCCGATATAGGAGAGTACAACAAGTATTTTACCGTACCAAATTTGCCATCAATAAAATTGATAGACTTTATTAAGTCTATAGCTTATATGCTTGGAGTTTTTGCGATTCCGGGTGATAACAACGACATACATTTCGTATCGTTTGACTCGGTGATAGAAAATAAAAGTAATGCAGTAGATTGGTCTGGAAGGGTTTTGATTAATGATTATGGTGATGCAGCACGTAATATCAGTTATCAGTTGAATGACTTCACCCAGAAAAACTGGTTCCGCTATAAGGAAGATGATAATGTTACTGAGAATTATGATTCGTTTATAGCAGTTGAGAATAGGGCGTTAGATTATGAAAGAGATGCTGTCTCACTTCCTTTTTCTGCTTGTGATACGTTGGGAGGTGTGGCAAGTATCCCGTTGTATTCGTATAATGATGATGGAGAGCTGGAATATGATAGTGGGATGAATCCACGAATCGTTTTATATGATTCTGAGACTCGTTCAGGTGTTTTCTATCCGTTAAGATGGGAGGAATTGATAAGGCAGCATTATGCATCGTATCAGGAAGTGGTCAGACAGCCAAAGGTCATAAAAGAGCTTGTTCTTTTATCTGCTCCGGAATTGGCCGTACTTGACTTGCTTAAACCTGTATATATTCGACAATACGGTTCATATTTTGCGATTGTGAAGGTGAAAACCAAGGAGAATAATATATGCGAAGTTGAATTGCTAAAAATATAGTGTTATGGCGGATAAGGTGGAGAAAATCCTTGACATCAAGGTGAATTACAATGAAGCTGTAAAGGCGATAGCGGAATACCAGACAAAGATTGATGCGGCCAGAGATGCAGAAAAGAACCTGAAAAAGCAGTTGAAGGATGGGGAAATATCCCGTCAGCAGTATAACGAGGAGATTGCTGCGTCAAAGATTGCCATTGCAGATTATAATGATGCGATACGTATCATCAACAAGACAGTACAGAATCAGATTAAGCAGGAGAAAGAGCAGGAGGGGAGCCTGAAAGCACTACGCGCTGAGCTGTCTAATTTGACGGCTGAATATGATGCTCTGTCGGAAGCTGAAAGAAAGGGTGCCAGTGGTGAGGAACTGAAAAATAAGATAAACGAGGTTACGGATGCCCTGAAAGGAGCAGAGGAAGAGACGCAGCGATATTACCGGAATGTGGGGAATTATGAAAAATCGCTTTCTTCTATATTTGAGAGTTTGGAAAAAAAATTAGCGGAAGAAACGAAGTTGTATGAGGAATTAATAGCAGTACAAGGTGAAAATTCTGAAGCTGCGCGGAAGCAGAAGGAGGTAATGGAAAGTCTTGTAAAGGAAATGGATGCTACCAAATCAGCAGCTGAGGGAATAAATGAGAATATTACGACTTTAATTGCAAATGGTATAGGTCTGAATGAATCTACTCTAAAAATGATTCAAGGCTTTACTAGCCTTTCAACTGTAATTAATGTCGTAAAATCTGCTGTTATAGCTTTGCTTTCTCAGTTGGCAAAACTGATTGCCAACCCGATTGTAGCTATTCTTACTGCGATTTCCGTGGTGGTTATGGCTGTAGCTAAAGGTATTAAATCGAGTGAGGAAAATACAAACCGATGGAATGCTGTTCTTGCGCCATTGAAAATGGCTTTGGATGCCGTGGGTAAAGTGCTTCAGATTGTGGCAAGTGGAATACTTTCTGTTGTAGAAGCTGGTGGTAAGATGATGGGATGGATTACCAAGCAGCTTGAAAAACTTCCGGTACTTGGTAAATATGTGGCAGAGGTGAACAAGGAGAATGAGGGATACATTGCTATGGCAAAGGAGCAGGCGGCAATAGACAGGGATACACGAAACCTTCAGGTGCAGAATGCAAAGAATGCTCTTCAGATAGCTACTTTGAAGGCAAAGGCTGACGATGAACTGAATGTGTCTGCAAAGGAACGTATGGAAGCTATCAGGGAAGCTAACAGACTGGAGGAGGAAGCCAGCAAGAAGAACTACGAACTGGCCAAGAGAAGATATGAACTGATGGTACAGCAGAATGCGATGGCTGAGAACACCAAGGAAACCAATGATGCTATTGCTCAGGCTGAGGTGGAGATGTATAATGCGTTGACTGAGTATCAGGATAAAAGGGGTGAATTGCTTGGTCGTGAGGTGTCTTTGGCAAACGAAATAAAGTCGGCTGAAAAGGAAAAATCGGATGCGGCTATTGCTGCAAAGCAGAAAGAATTGGAAGCGGTAAGAGCGGCAGAGGATGCCATGCTGGCTCTTGTGAAAGATGGGCGTGATAAACAAAGTAAGGAGATAACCTTACAGTATAATCGTCAGATTGAGGATTTGCGTACGAGGCTAAAAACTGAGACAGACCTTACAGTAAAGGCCCGCCAGGCTATCAACGACCAGATAAAAGCTCTGGAACAGCAGAAGGCTGCTGAGTTGCAAAAGCTGTCTGAGGAGGAATTACAGAAAGAGATAGATAACCGTACCAAGCTTATTTCCTTACAGCTTGAAGCCGTAAAGGAAGGTAGTGAGCAGGAATATCAGTTGAGGATGCAGCAGCTACTTGCCCAGCGTGATGCCGAGCTTGCTGACAAGGAACTGACCGAGCAGATGAAGCTTGCCATCGTGGACAAGTATGACAAGCAGATAGATGATCTGATATTACAGCGTGAGCAGGAAATATCGGATAAGCAGCAGGAAGCCGTCAGACTGAGAATGGAGAATGAAATTATGCAGCTCCAGCAGTCCGGTGCAAGTGAACTGGAAATACTTCAGGAACAGGCTTCGCAGAAATTAGAACTGTTGAACAGCATACAGCAGCAGGAAGGGGAGAGTGAACAGGAGTTCCTTAACCGTAAGCTTCAGGCTAATCAGGAATATATCGATGCGAAGAAGGCCATTGCAGACAAGGAGGTTGAGATAGAGCAGGTAAAATTCCAGGCAATAGAGACAATAACATCAGGCCTGTCATCCGCCTTTGAAACATTGGGTGAAAATAATAAGACTTTCGCCATACTCTCAAAGACACTCGCTCTTGCTGAGATTGCCATCAATACCGGAAAGGCTCTGGCTGCAGGTATAGCGCAGGCTCAGTCTGTCCCGTTCCCGGCTAACTTGGCAGCCATCGCAACGACAGTAGCAACGATACTTTCTAATATTGCTGTAGCTACAAAAACGGTAAAAAGTGCTAAATTTGCAACAGGTGGTTTAGTCACCGGGCCAGGCACCGGAACAAGCGACAGCATACCTGCACAACTTAGTAACGGTGAGTCGGTGATGACGGCCAGAGCCACCTCGATGTTTGCTCCTTTGCTCTCATCATTCAATCAGATGGGAGGGGGAGTTCCTATCAACGTAACACAGACAAGTAGTCAGGCTCTCGGAGAGGACATGCTGGCCAGAGCTGTCGCCAAGGGAGTTCAGTCTATGCGTCCGGTTGTTTCGGTTGAAGAGATAACCAGTGTGAGTAACCGTGTAAAAGTATTGGAGAATCTTGGTAATGTATGAACGTGTATGAATTTCTAAACACACATAAGGGAGTGATGGAGCAGTTACAGACGCTCCCGGTACAGCCGTCGGACGTGAGATACCTTGAACTTTACAAGGAATACAGCCGTCTGATGAAAGAAGGGCATAAGAAAACCTACGTATTGCAGTACCTTTCGGACGAATACAGCGTGGATGAGAGGACGATATACAGGGTTGTAAAGAAGTTTTCCACGGAAGTGGATATGTAATTGTTTGAGGTGGGCAGCGGCTCACCTCTTTTTGTTTGAAAAATCGACTGACAAGGCGTGTCAGTGCTATTCCTTTCAAAAATTCTTATAGCCATATCGCGTTCACTACCTTTGTTTCAAACAATTACGAGATATGGCGAAATTATTTATCAACAAAGACATTGTAGCTGATACCGAAAAAATGGAAAACTGGTATCTGACTGGCGTTGATGGTATGTCCTTCTCTGATGTACAGGATTTTCTTGGATGGATTGCTCCGGATGACAATCACATTGATATTGAATTACACTCGTGCGGTGGCGATGTGGCTGAAGGATATGCGATATATGATGCTTTAAGGGCTACTGGGAAGGAAATTTCTGCTACTGTAGTAGGAAGATGTGCTTCAATGGCGACAGTAATTCTTTTGGCAGCTCCTATCGAGCGCAGAAAGATGTATCCGCACGCAAAGATTCTTATTCATTCACCTTATTGTCCTGGTGTAGAAGGTTCTCTTGATATTTCAGCGCTTGAATCCTTAAAAGCTGGGCTGGAAGCAGAGCGTGAACGTATGATTTCAATCTATGTTGAGCGCTGTGGGGTTGATCGTGCGGTGATAGAGGAACAGATGGCTAAAGAAACATGGTTTGGTGGTGAGGTAGCCAAGCAACTTGGATTTGTGAGTGAGGTAATTATGCCGAAGTCAGCTAAAGTAGTATCTAACAATAAATTTATGGGAAAAAAAGAAAATGAAGTTACGGTAAGCAAGTCATTGCTTGACCGTATGCTGGCCAAGTTAGGCTATGCAAAAATCGAAGATGTTCCTGCGGTAGCGTTGGAGCTTACAACTGCAGGTGGTGACACATTGACAGTAGAGCGTGAAGAAGGTGAACCGCAAGTAGGTGACGCGGCAAGCCCGGATGGGGAACACGTAATGCCAGACGGGAAGACTATCGTAGTGACTGACGGCGTAATTACCGAAATCCGTGAAGCTGAAAGTGGAAATGATGATACAGCAGCCTTGGAGGCACGTATCGCAGAATTGGAACAGCAGGTTTCTGACTTGACAGCCAACGCCAAGACAGAGGATGATGTCAGAATTCTGGATGCAGTGGCTAAAGCTGGAGGAATTGAAAAACTGACTAAAGCGGCCGCAAGCAAGTACACTCCTGCAGGACGTACAACGACTTACGGAAAGAAGCAGGAAGTTAAGCATGAAAGCAAGATTGAGAAGAAACTTGCTGAGATTAGAGAAAAGAACAAACAGAAATTTAATAACTAAGAATTATGGCAAAAGAAAGAATTACTTGGGAGCAGCTTTCGAATCTTACTCCAGGTAATGGAGCAGTACAGAGTCTGAGAGACTTGCTTATCATGACAAACTTCGTCGATGAGGAACTTGGACGGTTCTTCACTCTTCGTCAGAATGTGCATAATGGTGATAAGCTGGGATGGGTCGGAGAGATGGATGATATCGGTTGGGCAGGTTCCGGCTGTAATCCTGAATACAAGAAAGCAAACATCAACTTTGCGGAGAAGGAGTGGAAAATCGGTGATTGGCAGATTCCTTTGAAGTGGTGTTATGAAGAGTTACAGAATACAATCGCAGAATACTGTCTGAAAACTGGAACAGAAATCGCGGACTTGTCGTCTACTGAATACATGGATGATATCGTATATCCTGCTTTGGATTTGGCAGTTAAGCGCATGATGTGGCGATTCATCTGGTTCGGTGACACAGAAGCGCAGAATGCAACATCTTCAGGCCAGATTACAGATGGTGTGAATGTGGAGCTGTTCAAGACAACAGACGGTTTCTGGAAACAGTTGTTTGCGATTGGTACAGCAAACGCAGGTCAGAAGGTTGCTATTGCTGCCAACGATGAAGCGTCTACCGCATTACAGTTCAGCAAGCTGAAAGAATCTGGAGTAGCAATCGGAATCTTTGACAGCCTGCTTGAAAATGCAGACTCACGTATCGCTTCAATGGATGGAGCTGGTATCTTCTGTACGAAGTCGTTGTGCGATGCGCTGGCAAAAGACCTGAAGCGTGAATACAAGGAAATCCTTGAATGGGAACAGATTTTCAAAGGTCTTGACGTAACAGAGTACAACGGTGTGTTTGTATATCGTGTATCTATTTGGGATAGATTCATCCAGAAATACCAGAACAATGGTACTAAACTTAATCTACCTCACCGTGCTGTATTTGGTTCTCCAAAGCAGTTGTTTGTGGGTACTCCAGCTGATGACATCATTTCAGACCTTGACATTTGGTTTGACAGAAATACCAGAACTAATAAGCTGTATTCTACCGGAAAATTAGGATGCCTTATTGGGGAAGATAATTTGTTCCAGTTGGCTTATTAACGAAAGGAGGAATTATGTCAGGAATCTGTGACTATGCAATAAAAAGGGACATCGTGGCAAGCTGCGATGACCCGCTCGTTCCTGGAGTAGAGCAGGAAGGCGTTATCATGAACCGGAAGGACATAGATTTCGCTACAGTAGCATTCAATGCAACGCGTAAGAATGTGATTGAAACGCTGGCCTTGAAGGAAGGCAAGAAAGCCTATAAGGTTATTGTGCCTGGAAGCACTCCGTTTACCGGGACGAACACGGCACTTGCTGTCGGTACGTATCAGAATACGTTTACCAATACGGTGAATATGGTGATTCTTGCCAATGACCCGGACGTGTGTGCGGACATCATTGACGGGCTGGCAAACGGTGAATATGTGGTAATCCTTGAGAATAAAGCGAAGAACTTGCAGAAGGAAGAGAATCCGGGTGATTCTGCATTCCAGATTTACGGTTATTATCAAGGCTTGAAGGCTGCCGAAATCAGCAACGACAAATATTCGGAAGAAACCGATGGAGGCTGGTCAGTATCTCTGCAGGAAACAAAAGTGCCAAAGTCTGCTTTGTTCCTTTACAAGACAGACTACGAGACTACCAAGACGGCCATCGATACGTTGACATCTCCAGCAGCTTGATATGGAAGTGATTGATGTGGTTAATAGGTTGAAGGAGTTGGGAAGCATTGCTTCCCTCTCTTCTTCTGACAAGGCAGAGATTGAAAATCTGTATGTGCTTGTCCTTGATAAGAAGTTTGTCCGCACATCTTGTAGCGACTGCTATCATGATGCGGTGATAGAAATGAGTGTTTACCTTAACAAGAACGGAAAGATGAAAGAAAAATCAGAATACGGCTTGAAGAACGGTGTTCTCTTGCAGATGGGATTTGGCAGTAGCGAAATGTATACGAATGCCAATCTTACTGATGAAGCTGCAGAGAAGTATCTGGCGAAATACCCGGACAACATTAAGTATTTCTCAAAGAAACCCGATGACTGGGAAGAACGTGTAAAGTCCAGAAAGGACGGAAATGTGGTGATTAATGACGAGCTTGTCTCTCTCATGGTGGAATCTATGAAGGATGGAGTTTCAAGCAAGTCAATTCAGGAAGAGTTCAAGGGTTATAAAATCTCCGGAAAGGCTATTACAAAAAAAGCCCTGACAGCTTACGTAAACAAGGCTCTGGAAGTATTTGCTGATATGCAGGAGAATCCGGAAGAAAGTGAAGGAGGCAGTGAGAATGGGGATGATAATGAATCTACTGATGGGCAGACCGATGAAGACGGAGAAGCGGTAGAAGGCGCTGAATAAATTAAAACCTCACGGAATTATGAAAGTAAAGGAGCTTAGAAAGAAGAGCAGTGTAAGGGTAGATATACGCTATTTGCAGCAGCTTGGGATACAGTCTTACGGGGATGACAACCTCTATCCGCAGACGGTAAGAAATATCATTGCAGCGAGTTCTACCGGAAGTGAATGTGCTGACCGTTTCGCGGATTTCATTGAAGGTAACGGATTCCGTGAGGTTTCTTTTTCGGAGTATGTGGTAAACCGAAAGGGAGATACGGCTGATGACATACATTCTCTTGTTTGCCGGGATATGGCTGACTTCAATGGGATTGCCATTCATGTAAATTACAACATTTTGGGCCAGATTGTGGAAATTCAGCATGTCCCATTTGAAAACTGCCGTCTGGTGGAGGAGGATGATAACGGATATGTAGCTAAGATTGCCGTGCATCCTGACTGGAGTGGTACGAAAACCAGGAAAGGGAAGAAGATACGTGTAGCAAAAGAGAATATCGACTACATTGATGTGTTCAATCCGTTGAAATCTGTTGTTTTGGCGCAGATTGAAGCTGCTGGCGGGATAGAATACTACAAGGGGCAGGTTCTATGGGTATCCATGGCCGGAAAACAGACTTATCCGGTAGGTAAATCTGACCGTGTAATTACTGAGATGAGCACGGATGAAGGGCTTTCCAACGTGAAATTCAGGAATGTGCGCAATAATTTCCTTCCGTCCGGTATGGTTGTCACTAAGAAAGGCTCGGATATTGTCAGATACGATGAAAAAGGTAATGAAATAAAGATTTCGGAGGATGACGGATTTTCTGATAGCCTTGTCAAGCTTCAGGGGGATACAAATTCCTTGAAACTTATAGAGGTAACGCTTGAAAATGATGAAGAAAAGCCTGAATTTATCCCGTTCACTACACAGAATTATGATAAGGAGTTTACCGTTACGGATGCAAGTGTGGTGGAGCGCATTTATTCCGCCTATGGTCAGGAGCCGTGGTATTGTATTCGTATCGGGAAAGTGGGCTTTTCCGGCGATATTTTGGAAGATGCCTTTGAATACTATAATTCTATTGTCAGCAAGCAACAGCGTTTAATAGAGCGCACGTTTGACCGTATTTTCCGCAACTGGTATGAGGTGGCAAACCCGTCAATGGATTTTAGTGTACAACCATTAAAGTATATAAGAAATGCAGCAGTATCTGATAACAACGCTTGAGGTCGCAGATTTGTCACGTAGCATGTCCGTACATGTGGATGAAGATAAGATAGATACGTATATACGTGAATCGGAGAGTATTGATATAAAGTCAGCTCTTGGTGATGCATTTTATCTGGATGTGAGGGAACATCCGGAGAAGTACGCGCTTCTTCTTGATGGTGGAACGTACGAGGACAAGTGTGGAGAGAAAAAGATATTCATGGGTATTAAAACGGCGTTGGCATATTATACCTATGCACGGATCGTGAAGAACGGTGATTTGAATGTGACTAGATACGGACTTATGCAGAAGGAGGATGAATACAGCAGCCGTCCGGACATCAAAGAGAAGGTGATGGCTTATAATGATGCGTTTTCCATTGCTGACAGATACCTGAAGGAGTGTGTAAGGTTTCTTGAAGAGAAAAAGGCTGATTATCCTCTTTACAAGGGAAGCGGAAAAATTAAAGCAAACAGGACTGTATTTAGAATTTTAGGAGATTAATATGGATAGTATCGAGATGCTAAAGGAGTTGTCTTTGCTTATTCGTAATGCTACGAAAAGCGGAGAGAATACGGCTGAACGGGTGGGTAGAACATTTGTTGGCATAGTCGATATTTTATCAACTGTTACCCTTGACAAGCTAAGGAAGATATTTTTGCAGAAGGATTGTGAGGATGAAACGAAGTATCTCATTAAGCTTCTTGGCGGTATCATATCTCCTTTCCTGGAGTCGCCCGACTTCGTAACCGGAATGATGGGTGCTGGTATGTCATTCTATAGCGATGAAAATGGTGATTCTGTCGGATATATTGACAAAATGTATGTGCGAAAGAAAGCCATCTTCCAGTTACTTTCAATAATGGAGACCGAGCTGGCCGGAGCTTCCTTCATGTTCAACGCCAGCGGGGCCAGAGCAACGATTACTAAGGTCGAGTTTATAGAAAAAAAGGGAATTCGTTTCAAGGATGGTAAAGGAGTCAAGTTCTCAGACGGGAAAAGAGGTTACTCATCTCCTGGAACTTATGGTTCTGTTTATCGCTGTTACTTCCTTGCAGATGATGGTGAGAAAGCCATAGAAAATCGTTTTAAGCCAGGGAATTTAGTACGCTCACAGTCCTTTAATATTAAGGAAGGCGCGTATGACGGCGTATCCAATCACTATTGGTGGCGTCTGGTGGAAAATGTTGGTGATAACTGGATAGATGTATCCGTGAATCATTGTGACGAAGGAAGCGATATACCCAAAGTGGGTGACGTGATGGTACAACTTGGAGACGTATCGGATACAGATTTTCAGGCTGCAATCGTGTTGTCTGCATACGGAGACGGTGCGCCTTCTCTTACCTTCTATCAGGGGATAAGTTCTTACTCCCTCTCCGGGAAAGATATAGTTTCAATCGGATATGATCGTCTAACTAAAGAAGGATACTTTAATGTTTATGGAAAGACATATATCGGTAATAGGGACAAGACAAATTATATCAGACTTGCTTCTGGAGAAATAGAGGTACGTGCAGCAAGAATATTGTTGTCAAATGGTGAAAGCGTTGTAGATGTAGCAGAGAAAAATATCTCAATTAAACTTGGTGCTACGGGTATTGACATCGAAAAAAATGAGATTGTTATTTCTTCAGATAAGTTTAAAATTAAAAGTTCTGAAGGGAAAGGAATAGCCGTGTTTACGGTTAAAAATGGGAAACCACTTCTTCTTACAGAGTGCATAGATGTAAACTCGTTAAAAGTGAAACATCTGGATGGTGCAGACGGTACATTTTCGGGTGAACTGAAAGCCGCTAAAGGTACTTTTTCTGGAACAATATCTGCCGATGGTGCTAAGATTGGAGGTTTCACTATAGACAACGGTTCCTTGAATTGGAAGGGAAGGGATTTTTTCGGCAATGATAGCAGGAGTATACGGATTGGTGTTCCTACGGATGATAACAGTGGTATGATTGACATAAACTTCAATGGTGCGACTGACGGGAAATTTGGGGTTAAAGTAATTGGAAGCAATGACGGTGGAGCATGTATCTATGCTTCAAGGAACGGTACTAGCAAGCCACATAGTTCTAATACTTATGCCGGATATTTTGACGGAGGAGTACATGTAAACGGAAATCTTTATACCAATACGATATTGTCTAATGAGTTCGGTACCGGATGGTCATTGCAAGCCGATGGATCATATACATACAAAAAAGGAGCAACGAGAACAATATCATGGACTATACAGAATGGTTCGATACCTTCAACGTATAAACTGGTTTTTGAAAATGGAATTTTAGTCGATTAATCATGAAAATAGATTTTAAGCAATTTAAGAAGTACACGAAGATAGATAAATCTGAATTCGTGGAGATTGATGTCAGAGAAATGTTTGCAGATAACATTTTCAATGTGACAGGAGTTGGTATTGCTGATTTAAAATTGGCTGAGAAAATTTTTTCCAGCGATGACGATACCGAATTTTCAGATGATGAAGTTAACAGGGTAAGACATCATGCAGCGTCGCTTCTTCCATGGTTTCTTGCTGGGCTTAATGATGCAATGAGATAATTATAATATACAATGTTGGTAATATCATTAATAACTATAAATTAAAAACAATTATGGCAGCAGAAGAAGATTTTGTATTAAGCTTTACAGGTGAAGAAACTGACAATCTATTGAAACATACAGAAAGTATGAAGAATCAGACAACGGAAGAAGATGGTGAAACGGTACAGGTGTACGATACAAACGGCGTTCCGCATAAAGTGTCGAAAACGGAGCTGCTGAAGAAGTCTACACTGGCTCTCCCTGCTTTGGAAGACATCTCCAGTTTTGTGGCCGTGAATGCTGCTGGAAATGCAATCGGATTGATGACAAAAGAACAGGTTGCGTCAGTCCTGGCGGAACTTATTGGAACGGCTACTTTAAAAAATGATGGATTAATGTCAAAATCAGGTTTCCTGAGTGCCATTGGATTAAATTTGGAAGGTGATGTCAATAACGTAAATAACGGAGTTTATAAATTTGACTCACAACAGGACAATATGCCTGTGAATTATGGCATATTAGTTGCATTTTCTTGTGACGGATGGATTCGTATGCAATTATGTGCAGGTGGAGATAATGGATTAGCATATATAAGAATGCATTATAATAGTTGGACATCATGGAAACAACTATAATATTAATTTCCGAAGAGAATACTTCAGCTCGATAGAAGAAACATTCCCAGCCTTGTATGTAATCTTATATTTGTCAGTTCCGGTTCTGGATACCTCTATCGTAACGTTGCTCGTGTAGCTATATTCAGACAGCTTAGTTACACCAGCAGCATATATAGAGGCCCATGCCAATATATACGTGGCTAAATACTCCGTATTACTAGCACTAGCACGAATTGAAAGTAAATATATACTTGCCGTGTTAGTTTCTCTTATTTCAACGTAATCGCCAACTTGAAGAGTTGTTGTTACCGTGCTATTAATTCCAATAAGTTCCTCCAGGCAGATTTAGCACTGGCGGAACTTATCGGAACAGTAACTGGGGAAAAAGACGGTTTAATGTCAAAATCCGGATTCATAGAAAGAGGAGATATATCAGATGCAAATACCCGATTTTCCGGATTTCTTCGAACTCATGGGATGCCCAATACCCCATACCCGTCTGAGCATGGTATCTTAGTATCTATTTCAACAAGTTCTGTATGTTTACAGTTCTTTTTGAGAGGTTGGCCTGTCGAATTGTATTGGAGAAGCCTTTGGGACAACTGGAATTCTTGGAATCGAATCGGTTAATCAGCTTAGTTGTCTCCATGCGCTCCAGCTGTCAAGCCCCCATCTCATTCTTGTGTATGATGTACCGTTGTCTGAAATTGCAAGCTGAGAAACAGAGCCACCCGCTCCATCTTGAAAAACAATAATATGCCCAAGCTCTATCGGATAGTGCTTAGAAGCTATATCTTCACCCCAACAATACACTGCATAAAATCCTGAACCGGTAAGATTATTAGCATCCGTATTAATATCGACGCGGTCTCTATATTTGAACGGGAAATCAATAAGTCCCGCCAGTGCTAAATCTGCCTGGCGGGACTTATCCCATTTCCATTCACAAGGAGAATGTACATTAACGATGCGAATAAGGATGTAGAATCTGGGTATTATAGAGGCAATTCTAGTAATCTTAACACTCCAGTAAAATATGGTATATTAATTGTTTTTTCCACTATTGAAAGTTATATTGTGCAATTGTTGATAGATGTAACGTCTATTAGATTGTGGGGAAGGGGAAGTATAGATAATGGGAATTCGTGGACTGAATGGAAAGAATTATAACTGTTTCCACTCATTCCAAATACCATGTTCATTTCTCATTCTTGTGTGTATTGTATTATTTTCCAAATTATGAGATAATTGTGAAACCCATCCATTTGATGAACTGAATACAAATAGAAGCCCATAGATTATACTTGGAGGATAGTTTACAGCGGATGGATAAGTGGTCTTATTGATATTATAAACGCCCTGATTTATGCAGGAGTCGAAAGATTCTGAAACTGGACTTCTCCTTATAAATCCACCCATCAGTTCCGCCAGTGCTATTTTACGGAATCCCTATAAATAACTATTTTCAGCGGAAAAAATGGAAAAGATAAGATACCGCCTTGTTTACAATAGAAAGAATCAATTAAATAAGCAAGGTACAGCCCTTGTGCAGGTAGAAGCCTCTTTGAATCAACGTAAAGTATATTTTAAGACGAACGTTTATCTTCGTCCGGAGCACTGGGATAAGCAGATAGCACAAGTATGTAACCATCCGCAAGCAAATGACCTTAATTCCATGTTGTTTGAGTTTATGCTGCATCTTCAAAGTATAGAACTGTCGTTATGGAAACGTGGAATACAACCGACTTTAGCTTTACTTCGGGATGCGATAAAGAATAATACCCCCGTTAATGTTACCTTCCCTATATTCGCTAAAGAATATGTAAAGCACTCAGACAGACGCCAAAGTACAAAAGACAACCTAATCACGACTATCAATGTTCTTCAGGAATTCCGCCCTGGATTAGATTTCAAGGACATAACATACACATTCTTAAAGGATTTTGAAACATATCTTCGGGAAAAGGGAAACGGAGTGAATACCGTGGCAAAACACCTTCGCCAGCTTCGGACGCTAGTCAATGAAGCAATAAATCAGGGATACATTCATGCCGATGCTTACCCGTTCCGCAAATTTAAGATTAAGCAGGAGAAAGGCCGACATGAGTTCCTGACGCCAGATGAATTAAGAAAGTTGGAGAACCTTGAGGTAGAAGATAATAAGCTTCGTCATGTGCTTGATGCATTCTTGTTTTGCTGCTACGTAGGCTTGCGATTCTCAGACTTCTGCCAGCTTACACCAGCTAACTTTATCCGTGTAAATGGTCAAAAGTGGTTGCACTTCAAATCAATTAAGACTGGTATCGAACTCCGGCTACCGTTGCATCTTCTTTTTGAAGGGAAAGCACTCACAATTTTAGACCGCTACAAAATAGAAGAATTTGCCAGTTTGGGGTGTAATTCAGACGTAAACAAATACCTTGCACAGATTGCCGGAATGGCACGCATAAAGAAGCACATAACGTACCACACGGCCCGGCATACATGTGCTACACTATTGATTCATCAGGGGGTACCGATTACCACAGTACAGAAGTTGCTCGGACATACTTCAGTCAAGACTACTGAGATATATTCGGAGGTTCTTTCATCAACAATTTTACGCGATTTGAAGGCTGTCAAAACCCGGAAAAAACGGCTCGATTTTCAGCCAAATTTTGCGCTCCGGTAGAGTTTTGGTAGATTTCGTGTGATATACCTAAAATATACTGACAAGAGCTGTCAGCCTTTTTGAAACCTTTTATTCTTTGTTCGTTTTTATATCATTTACCTTCGCTGAAAAAGGATGGTAAATGAGTAGTTTTGTGTGTGAAATAGTAGTTA